TTGTAATATAAGGTTGATTACTTTTACCTGAATCAAACCTATCATTTCCGTAAGTGTCCCATTTTAGTTTATTAAACCTCGTAGTTGATGTTATTAGTGGCATCTATAGGTTTTATTTGTTTTTTATCTTCCATCTTTACTACCTTGGGCTAATATAAAATCATCATATGTTGATTGATTATTATATTGAGTAAATCCTGCTCCAGAAGCTAAATCATTTTTAGGTCCAGTAAATGCTTGTAATCTTGTTGGTTCTGGTAGAGGAGCTGTTCCCATTTTATTGTTTACATTTTCATATTGATTTACATCTGCAGCAATTGGATTACCATCATACGAATATAAATTATGTAATGAAGATTGCATGTCTCTAGTACTAGGTCCTGATAATGCAGGTACAGCTTGAGATGGGTTATTAGGATAACCTAATCTTGAACCTCCTGACTCATATTTGTTTTCTAATGATTGTGCCATAATTTTTAATTTTAATTATTTTGTTATAAATATTAACCTATCTTGGAAGATGCAATTGCTAAGTTTCTTCCTACTTTAGCACCATCTAATAAAACATCTCCTCCTTTTTCTACAATTGCTATTAATTGATCTAATTTATCAGCAATCATTGATTCTCTATCATCCCCTTCATCTCCTCCACCACCACCGTCTCCAATTACTCCTAATTCTGCTAATCTTATTAAAGGTGCTGCTACTGCAGATAAAGTAACTAAACCTGCTATAGCAGGTAATGCTAATAAACCTGATACAGCCATAGCTGCTAATCCTACTGAAACCCCCATTAATGCTGGTCCTAATAATAATAAAGGTCCAATATTTTCCATAGTAATAGCTCCCATTAATTTAACAAATCCATCTGCTACTGCTGTTACTACAGTACCTATTCCTGAAAATATTGAATTTATTACTACCCCAAAAGCTTCAATACCTGGAGCTGCTAATTTAAGAGCAAATCCTATACCTATTACAGCTGCTGTTAGTATTCCTAAACCTAATGCTAATCCTATTAATGCAGGACCTGTTAAAGCTGCACCCATAGCAGCTAATCCTCTTCCTAAACCTGAAAGAGTTTTACGTAACTTTTCACCTGGAATCATTGCTAATATTGCTAACGCTGGTGCTGCTAAACCTAAAGCTAGCATACCTGGAGCTGCTATAAGTGAAGCAAGTGCTCCTTTTATTACTCCTTTTCTACCCATCTTTTTAAGTCCGTCAGATAATCCAGTTAAAAATTCTTTTAATTTTTCCCCAATTCCTCCCTCAGGTGCTTCAGGTGTTTCTGGTAGTTCTTCTGTTTTTTCAGCAATTTTTTCCCCAAAACCTAATGATTCTTTTAATTTATCAGTACCTTCTCCCTTTGCCACATCCACTAACCCATCCTTTAAACTTTTCATGTTATCTACAATCCCACCTACTTTATCTTTAATAGATTCAAAGGCACCACCAACTGCTTTCAGTTTTGAAAGTGCAAATGCAGCCATTAAAGCTATAAGAACAGGTTTATAAGAAACTATTTTTGCAATAAAAACTACTACACTAGCAAATATACCTACAATAGGAGCTAATGCTTGAGAAATTTTAGCCATTGCAGCTTCCATTTTTTTAGATGCTTCTTCTTGTTTCATTTGCTCAAGTGTTTGTTTTTGAGCATCACTTAAACCTTCAGCTGACATATCAGTTGTTAATTTTTGTCGAATTAGCATTTTTGCCATTTCTTCGGTACTCATACCTAATGCTGCAGCTTGTGCCTTTTGTTGAATAGCATTCATTTTTGAAAAACTTAATGATGTGATTCCCTGATTCATTAACTCTTTAGAAACCCCTTCTAAGTCATTTGTTAATGCAAATTGTCTTGCTTTTTCTAAATTTAATTGCTTACCAGTTAATAATTCAGCTTCCATTTCGGCAGCAATAGAATTTTCAAAATCAAGTAATCCTTCTGCTAATTTTTTTACACCTGCTAAATTAGAACCCATAGCAGCTGCGGCTGCACCTGCTGCTCCTAATTTTTCAGGATAACCAGTATATAAAATACCAATATCTTGAGAAACATTAGCTACATCTTCTAATACTCCTTTAGCTAATATTCCTGCTTTATTTTGACCATTAAAGGAATTTACACCTGCTACAAGAGCTTCATTATTTTCTTTTAATGATTTACCATTTGCCTTAGAAAATATAGCTAACTGACTTGCTTGTTTAGCAGTCATTCCCATCTTATGCTCAATTGTTGCAGCTTCAATAAGATCTTCTGGTTCAAAAATCTTACGGGCATTCATTCCAAGTTCAATACTTAATGCATTAGCAGCTTTAAGATAATCAACCATAGTAATAAATCCAAGATTTGTTGAATCTACTGCTACTGAAATAGAATTACCTGCTTCACCTGTAGTTCTTTGGAAATCAACTGCTGCTTTATCTACTTCTTTAAAACCTTTTATTAATGAGCCAAGTATAACTGTTGGATCTGTAAGAGTACCCATAAGTGATCCAAAAGCACTAGATATACCTACTCCTAAACTCTGCATTCTACTAAGTGGTTTTTTCAACCTTTCTGCCTCAGTAGCAGCATCTTTCATATCCGTAGCTATTTTATCTATACCAATAGCTTTAGCAAATCCTCCAAAATTTTCCTTTAGGGCACCTAAAATATTACCACTAACTCCTAAACTTTTAGAAATTCTTGCTTGTGCTGCTTCTTCTTCTTTAGATACAGCTAGATTTTTTGCTGCGGCACTACCCATTCCATAAACTAAAGCTAAACGTTGAGTATCTTTATCTAAGCCTTCTGAGGCTTTTGCAAGATCTTCTTCTACATATCCATTAATTCTTTCTGCTATTGATAATTTATTAGTTAAAGCCGTTAATTCTGCACCTTCGGCATTTACAATTCTATCTTTAAGACTATCAATTGTAGCAAGATTAGATATTCTCTTTTGGTTTTTTTCATTAAGAGCTTGTGCTTGTTTTTGTTGTTCTGAAGTTAATGTTTTTTCACTAATTAACCTTTCTCGAGTAACAGCATCGATTGATGTTGTTTCTTTTAATATTTGTTTAGTAATATTTCCAGCATCACCTAAAGCTTGTTTATTTTCTTGAGAGGCTTGAGTAATTGATTTTCCAATATTTAAAAGAGCTTTATCATAGTCATTTATTCTTTGACGAATACCTAACATATCCTTTAGCTCCTGATTAAGGTTTCTAGCTTCCTCAGTTAAGGCTGCAGCTGTAACAACCCCTTCCTGCATCGCCTGATTGTTTGCTTTTATATTTTTACTATCGTCCTTTATACCCATTGGGTGATTTTGTTATAAATATCAAAAGCATCTATTTTTTAGATGCCTTTGTTGTATAGTTAGGGGATGATGAAGGTTTTGATTTTACTTTTTTAAGAAATTCTGGTGATGTTACTTTACCATCAGTAGTTACTGATTTACTATTACTATTTTTTCCTTGAGCTTTTTTAACTGCTTTATTTTCTTCTATATAAAAATCATTTATTTTTTGAAATGTAAAATTACGTAACCATATAGGCATATTATAAATTGTATGCCAATCATAGCCCCCTTTACCATGAAATACTATATCATGAATTTGAGAAAATAAACTTACCCTATAAATCTGCGTCAGGCCAAAAAAATGTAAGCCCTATAGGGATTGTGATGTTCTCCTCGCCACCTTGTAATTCTATAGGTATATTTAAGTTAACATCTGGTTGGAAATCCTTTATATAATTTCTAAGTGATCTTGAATCTTGAGCTAAAAAATAGGTATCTACAAATTCTCTAATATCTTTTGCTTCATCTTTTCCATCTATTGATAATATCATATATTTAAGGCGTGTTGATAAATCAGCTGATAGTTTTGGGTTAATCTTTTTTAAACCTTTTAATTCTCTTTCAATTTTTATTTCATCACCATGTGTTAATAATTTAAATGTAATTATAGATCCTGATTTAGGTAGAGTAAATGAAAATTCATTTTTACCTTGTTCAAATTTAGATTTATCAATCTCTTTATTTTCTAATGTAGATAAATCTATTTTAATTTTTTCATCTTTATAAGAAAATTCATAATCATTACCATAACCTAATATTCTAGCAGCTATTAATAATGCATTTTTATCACCTACTATAAGATCATTATAATTTACTTTAGATACTATTAATGCTTTTAATAATTTATCTAATACAGTACCATTTTGAATATATGATTGATTTGTAAGGATATCTTCTTCCTTAGCTGTCATATATTTCATTTCAATTTTTCCAGATGATAGTGGACTTTCTTTATCATAAACTAAACCTTTTGATGGAAGTTCTACGATTTCTGTTGGGAATTTATACTTTTCTTCGCTCATATCTTTTATTTGTTATAACTTAATTTCATGTATACATATATAATATAAAAAAAAGCTTGACCGAAGCCAAGCTATTCTTTAATATATTTAAAATTTCTTTTAGAAATTTAATACGCAGTAATCCATTCCTAAAGTTAAAGTAATGGTTTGAGCATCTGCTTCTGTATCCCAATTAAATCCTGCAAATGTTGCATCTTTAATAAATGATCCTTTTAATATCCATTCAGAAACTACATCTCCTACAGGACCTAATACATTAATAGTTACATCTTTCTTATAGAAATCAGAGTAACCATCTCTACCTGTTACTGATTCGTGGTGTAATCTAACCCACTCCATAGTAGCTTGAGCTCCTGATGGTGTGATTGGGTCATATAGTGTCATAGTCACATCAGCCCACTTAGCTTTACCTTTTACTTTTCTATAAGTATTAATGTGATTTAATACTATTTCACCTTGCTCTACCTTAATTTCACCTACTTCTTTAATCATATATGATGGTATACCATCTACATACATTATAAATCTATTGGCAACTTTTGGTTCAAAAGCTGTGAAGAACATTTCGTTTGGGTTTACTACTGCCATTTTATTGTTGTTTTATTTTATTATACATATTATATTTTATACTTCTTATGATGGGAATGTAGCTCCAGTTGGTAAAATGTTGAAATCTAAATAAATAAATTCAGCAGTTTTAGTTGGTTGAACATAAATCGCACCTACCATTTGATTTCTATCAACTACATCTGGTCCATTATTTGAAGCGTCCATAACTACTTTAAATGCAAATAAACCTTGTCTTTGTTGTACTGATTCCATATATGGGTTTACTTGTGATAAGAAGTTATTTCTTGTTGCTGCTGTATTTTGTTCAAATACTAAATTATCAGCGATTTGTACAATAAATGATTTTAAAGCTATTAATAATCTTCTTACATTTATTCTATCTAATGCAGATG